TTCCCCGGAAGCGTTGTTGCAAGAGGTTCAGTAGGTAACGTAGGCGTTGATCGTTCTGTAACTCTGGTTGGCGTAAGCGCCGGAGGTTACGCGGGCATTACGGGCTACGAGAAAAGCTTCCCTATTACGGGCGTAGGCGCAGAAGGTTTTGCTGGGGTTGTTAGTCCTAGTACCGCGTTCCTTGTGCCTTTAACTAGCGTTTTTACGCAAGGTAACGCTGGCGACTTAACATCTGAGAGGGAAGTAGCCCTTACCGGCGTATCAGGCAGTGGTAGCGTTGGAACTGTTGGCGTTGTTGTTGGATTTACTGTAGCACTTACGGGCGTCGGAGCCGAAGGCTTTGTTGGCGATTTCCCAATCAGGTCAATTAGTAATGTAGAAGCAACAGCGTCTGTTGGCGATGTATTAGCTGAAATCGAGGTTGAACTTACCGGCGTTGAGGGTACGCCTGAGGTTGGCACGGTTGAAGCCGGGATTGAATACGAGATCACTGGCGTTGAAGCTACAGGCGACATAGGTACTGTTGTCCCTGAGTTTTTAATACCACTAACCGGCGTCGGGGCCGAAGGTTCTGTCGGCTCTGTAGTCTATGTTAGAGAATACGGCGCTACCTTAACTGGCGTGTCCGCTCAAGGTTTTACCGGCAATGTTGACATATCGCCACCCGGACCTGGGCCCGGCTGGACACCAACTTAAAGGAGCGATAGATGACTATCAACTATACAACGCTATTAGCGTTAGGTCAGCCGGTAACCGGCACAGAAAGCGGCGTGTGGGGCAACGTTGTCAACAACTCCGTTACCACATATCTTGACTCGGCAATTTCTGGTACGTTGTCTCTTACAACCGATGCTAACGTAACACTTACGTCAACTCAAGGTACGGCCTCCGCGTCTAACTTGGGTACAACATCTGCCCAGTACAAAATACTTTCATGCTCGGGCGCTCGATCTACGATCCGGACAATTACAGTCCCGACAAACAGTCGTGCGTATGTTGTCATGAACAACACAACCGGTGGCTTTGGCGTCACTGTCAAAGGTGCGGCAACTACTGGTGTAACAGTGAACAACGGCGAATACGCTGTTGTTGCTTGGAACCAATCCACTGGTGACTTTGTAAAGTTAGGTTCTTCTGCTGGCGCTGCTGCTGGTGGCTCTAACACCCAAGTCCAGTTTAATAACAGTGGTGTTTTGGGTGGTTCCGCCAGCATGACGTGGAACGGCACGGTTCTAACTTCTACTTTTGGTGGCCCTCATAACGGCACAGTAGGCGCAACAACTCCTGCTTCTGGTGCTTTCACAACACTCTCTGCATCTAGCGCAGTAACGTTGAGTCCTGCTAGTAGCACGGTTACGATTAGCCCAACTGGTACGGGTACTGTGGCAATCAGCCCTGCTGGTACGTTGACGTTAAACCCAACCGCAGCTAGTACGATCAACAACATGAGCATTGGCGCTTCAACAGCAAGCACCGGCGCGTTTACAACATTAAGCGCAAGCTCTACTGTCTCAGGAACTGGCTTCAGTACTTATCTCGCAAGTCCTCCTGCTATTGGCGGAACAGCAGCGGCAGCTGGTACGTTCACCTCATTGACTGCAACTGGTGCATTTACCGCCAGCGCGGCTAGTACGATCAACAACACCAGCATCGGCGCAACCACCGCGTCGACTGGTCGCTTCACGACTGTCACCTCCACAATCGCAACCGGTACTGCTCCGTTTACTGTGGCGTCCACAACTAACGTGGCCAACTTGAACGCAAGTAGTTTGAATGGCGCTACATTCGCAGCGCCCGGTCCTCTTGGTAGTACGACCGCAAGCAGTGGCGCACATACGACTTTGTCCTGCTCTGGTCAGTTTACTTCTACGGTGGCTACAGGCACAGCGCCTTTAGTTATTGCGTCTACAACTAACATCCCTAACTTAAACGCAAGTAGCTTGAACGGCGCTACGTTTGCGGCCCCCGGCTCAATCGGTAGCACCACAGCAGGTAGTGGCGCATTTACAACACTTAGCGCAAGCTCAACGGTGTCAGGCACGGGCTTTAGCACTTACCTTGCAGCGCCTCCACCCATTGGCGGCACGACTCCGGCCGCTGGTACGTTCACCACGTTGTCTGACTCAATTGGTAACGTCCGCACTATTGTGCAGAACTCGCAGGCTACTTACACACTTGCGGCAACTGATAACGGTAAACACATTCTGGCTACCGGCACTATCACAGTCCCTGCTAGTATCTTTACTGCTGGTCAAGTTATCACGATTGTTAACAACACCGCAAGCAACTTGACAATTACTACTTCAGCGGTAACTTGCTATCTAGCCGGTACAGCTACTACTGGCGCACGTACCCTAGCTCAGCGCGGTATCGCAACCGTGTTGTGCATTGCAGCTAACACGTTCATTATCTCAGGCGGAGGATTGACATGACGTCTAGTCAGATGATGTTGTTTGGGGGCGGTCCACCCCCTGTTACTTTTGTTGGCCGCGCTATATCGCAGTACACTACTTCAAATCAGGTTTTTGGTTTGGGAATTGCTGGCGATACTTCTGGCAATATGTACACAGCTGGTTATAACCAAACTACTAATCGAGTACTGATTGCTAGTTTTAGCTCTTCTGGTGGCTATAATTGGCAACGTCAGTTAGCTCCTGCCTCTGTTTCAGTCATAGGTATGGACTACCGGTCAATAACCATAGACGCTTCGAACAATATTTATGTAGCCTTCTGGGTACGAAACGCAGGTGGAACAATTGATACAGGCTTTCTTGTAAAGTACAACTCGGCGGGAACAATTCAATGGCAGCGGCAGTTAACTGCCACAAGTAACAACGTCACCACACAGGAGGTGTATATTGAACCAGGCGGGGCTAACGTTTATGTGTGTGGTAGTTGTGTTGTTTCCGGTAATCAAGCTTTTCACGTAGTTAAGTACAACTCTTCTGGCGCTCTTCAATGGCAGCGACAGTTAACCGGTGGAACCTCAAATACGACTTATGACATACACGTTGATAGTAGCAGCAACGTTTATTTAGCGGGCCAGACAAACCGTGGCACCGCATCATTTGACGGGTACATTGCTAAATACAATTCTTCTGGCACACTTCAATGGCAGCGGCAGTTTACGTACAGCACGTTCCAAGGAGCAATTACGAGCATAACCACAGATTCTTCTCTCAATGTTTACGCAGCGGCTAGTAACCCGGTGACGATGATGTGGAAACTAACAAGCGCCGGAGCCACTACGTTTCAACAACAAAATAACGGGTATTATTTACCGTATCGGGGGTTCGTTTGCGATTCGACAAACGTCTTTGGAAATACGTACATTGGGACAAACGACAACCTCGTATCTGCAATATCCACCAGTACCGGCGCTGTAACATGGATGAACAGATTTACACAAGCAAGTGTTATTTTTGGTGGAGCCGCGTTTGGGTCCGCAGGTTATTTGTTAGTGACGTCACGCGGTGTTTCTGGTTCCGATGTCTATGGCGGACATTTCCGCGTGCCAACTAACGGCGCTAACACAGGCGCTGGCAGTATTAGCGCATCTCCTATAAACACAGTTTATAGCGTTGCTCCTAATACCGGCACAATTACTTCTACAAGTTTTACAAATAGCGCCGGAGCGCACACTGATGCCGCTGGGTCTTTGACAAGCGCTACAAGCTCACTTACCGACTCTGCTGCGTCCAATGGTAATAACACCGCTACGTTTTAATTAAGGAGAACCATGTCGTCTTACATTAAACTTTCAACACTTGAGTACCCCCGCCACGAAGGAGATATCCGCAGTGAGTACCCCGAAATCACGGTAGACCAGACTGGCGCAACCTTCCCTTGCCCCGACACGTATGCATTGGTAGAAGAAACTCCTATACCCGAGGTAACGGACACACAAACTTTTGCCGAGCTAGCGCCGGTTTGTATAGATGGAGTTTGGCGTCGCGTCTGGAGCGTTACTGAGTTGACATCTGAGGAGTTGGCATATCGTGCTGAACTAAAGGACAAACTACTGGTGCGTGAGTATTGAATGCGCTGGCTCCTTCTTCCACTGTTGTTAGTGTTGGCTGGAGCCGTAGCCAAAAATGGCTGTTATGAAAGATTGGGCTGAAGCGTTCATTGTTGCGGTCTTTTTGACCATCTTTGTTGTGTGGGGTACGTTCACCCTTGTTTGGCTTTGGGGATGAAATGATTGATCCGATCACGGCGCTAGAAGGATTGCAAACTGCAATCAGTGTCGTTAAAAAAGCTAGTAAAGTGGCTAGTGATCTGGCAGGTTTAACTCCGTCAATAGCCAAGCTTTTTGATGCCAAGTCAACCGCTACCAAGGCCATGCTTCAAGCCAAGCGTACAGGCGGTAAGTCTAACCTTGGTGCGGCGTTACAAATTGAGATGGCTTTGGATGAGGCCAAGCGGTTTGAAGAGCAGTTAAAAATGTTGTTTATGCAAGCTGGGCGCATAGACGTGTGGAATGCAACCAAAGCCCGTCAAGCTGAAATGGACAGGGATGATGCCAAAGAGATGGCGGCTTTACACGCTGAAGAGAAAAAGCGTAAAGAGGCCGAGGCCGAACAGATGGAGTGGGCAGTTGCCATTGTAATTATTGTGATGTTTGTTGGTGCTGTTGGCTGGGGGCTTACACAAATTAACGAACTATGCGCTACAGCAAGGTGTGGTAGGTGAATGAGTACCAAAAACAGTTTGACCTCTTCTGTAAAGTCTTTGTCAGGCTGTGCATTGCGTGGTGGGTGTTTGGCCTGCTCCGCTTCCTGCCAGACGAATTGGCTGGGAAAATTGTCGATAAACTTCTTGGAATGATTGGATTAGCATGAATTGGGCAGACGTACTAAAGGCAGTAATACCCATCATTGTGGCTTCGCTTGCTTGGCTATTGGGTCAGGTGAACGACTTCTCCACCCGCCTGACCAAGATTGAAGGCGCTATGCCTGCGCTGATTACCAAAGAGGGTGTGCCCACGGACAGCCCAATTAGTGCTGAAAAACGTGCCATGCAGAAAGAACAGTTAATGCATCACATCAATGAGTTGCAGGTGAAGGTTCGCCTGCTTGAAGAACGTGAAAAAATGGGGAAAAAATAATGCTAACACTACTCTCAACCCTGATCTCGTTCCTAATGGGCGGTTTGCCCAAACTTCTGGAGTTCTTCCAAGGCCAACAAGACAAAGCCCATGAACTGGCTCTGGCTAGAATGCAGATTGAGCGTGAACTGGAACTGCGTAAAGCAGGCTTTGAAGCACAAGAACGCATCGAAAACATCCGGTCAGATCAGTTGGCCATAGAAAGCGCGGCCAACACCCAGCAGATGTTAATTGGTGCGCAGCAAGCTGAGATGGCTGCAATCTACGCCCACGACATAAGTTTAAACGAAGGGACATCAAGATGGATGAAGGACCTCCGAGCAAGTGTACGGCCTGTTATTACCTATGGCTTCTTCTTCTTGCTGGTGTTTGTGGATATTGCTGGCTTTTGGTATGGATACTACATGAGCGTACCTTTTGATGAGATGCTCAACATGCTGTGGGACACTGAAACCCAGGCCCTGTTTGCGTCGATCATCGCGTTCCACTTTGGTGGTCGGGCTTTTGGCAAATGAACGTTTCGCCCAAAGCCATTGAGATGATCAAGCACCATGAAGGTGTAAGGCAGAACCCGTATAAATGTCCCGCAAAATTGTGGACAGTGGGTGTTGGGCACGTCATGTTTCCAGAGCAGGGTAAGTTAAAAATAGACCAACGGGACTCGTTTGTCCCTCCGCCAACAGAGATGCGCAAGCACAGCATGGAGGAAGTCAATGGAATTCTTAGAGCCGATCTGCAGCGCTTCGAGCGTGGGGTGCACACTTACTGTCCTGTCTATCTTACACAAGGTATGTTTGATGGCCTTGTTAGTTTTTCTTTTAATGTCGGGCTTGGAACACTCCAGCGTTCAACGCTTCGTCAAAAGCTGTTACGGGGCGATAAGGAAGGCGCTGCTGAGGAACTCTTGAAGTATTGCATGGCTGGTGGCAAAATACTCAAAGGGCTGCAAAAACGTCGCATTGACGAGCGTGCCTTGTTTCTTTCGTAGGACAGCCAATGCCGCTCAAAAAGATCATATTCCGTTCGGGGCTTAACAGAGAGAACACCCGCTACGCATCTGAAACGATGGGTAACCCTGACAGCAACACAAATGTGGCTGGGGGTTGGTACGATGCCGAAAAGGTGCGTTTTCGTTCTGGTAGCCCCGAAAAGATTGGCGGTTGGGCCCGTATCTCCACAGAAATTTTTATTGGGTTTTGCCGTTCTTTGTGGAACTGGGTGACCCTAGGCGGCTTAAACTTAATGGGCGTTGGTACAAACGCTAAGTTTTACATTGAGCGTGACGGTTCGTACAACGATATTACGCCTCTTCGGGCAACTGTAAACCCCATGCTAGGCGCACAACCGCCTGGTACCGGTAATCCATTTACCGCTACCCTAAGTTCCTCAATTATCACGGTAACCGACGTAGCGCACGGTGGGTCTACGGATGACTACGTAACTTTTTCTGGCGCAGTTGGACTGGGTGGAGTTGTCACCGCAACAGTGTTAAATGCCAATTATAAAATTACTGTCATTGACGCTAACAGTTACACGATTGACATATCCCCTGTATTAGCGGATGCAACCGACGTTTCTGGTTCTCCCGGCGGTGGCGCGGCAGTTATTGCCTACTACGAAATCCAATCCAGCCCACCCGTTCAGGTTCCGTTAGCTGGTTGGGGTGGCGGTTCATGGGGCACAGCAGCATGGGGTGTTGGCGGCACAAGCAATACTACGTTAAGACTATGGAGCCAAGCCAACTTCGGTGAAGATTTAATCTTTGCTTATCGTGGCGGCGTTATGTACTACTGGGACGCCACTGCTGGCCTAACAACCCGCGGTGTTCCGGTAACTACTCTCGCAGGCGCATCAAACGTGCCGGTCATTGTAAACAGCGTGTTTGTGTCGGATACAAGTCGGTTTGTGTTTGCGTTTGGCGCTAATGACTATTTGTCGGCTACACCAACCGCATTAGACCCTATGTTTATTCGCTGGTCGGATCAAGAGTCTGTGGTTGATTGGACCCCTAGTCCAACCAATCAAGCGGGCAGTATTCGCTTGTCCCACGGTTCAACAATCCTTGCTGCCGTACAAGCTCGTCAAGAGATTGTGGTGTTTACAGACTCGACAATCTATTCCTTGCAGTACCAAGGTCCTCCCGTTGTGTGGGGTTCACAGTTGTTGGGCGATAACATCTCCCTCCAAGGCCCCAATGCTGTTGCAATTGCCTCTGGTGTTGTTTATTGGATGGGCGTAGACAAATTCTACAAATACGATGGCCGGGTACAAACCCTACGTTGCGACGTACGCGAGTACATTTTTAGCAATATCAACACAGAGCAAAACTTGCAGGTGTTTGCAAGTACCAGCGAAGGTTTCAACGAAGTTTGGTGGTTCTACTGTACGGCGGGCAGTAATACCATTAACCGCTATGCCGTTTACAATTACGGAGAAGACATCTGGTACTACGGAACAAACTTGGGACGCACCGCTTGGAATGATTCTGGTTTGCGTAGCTACCCAGTAGCGGCTACTTACAGCAACAACCTTGTTTACCAAGAGTTCGGTGTAGATGACGACGAGTCTGGAACCCCCGCCCCAATTACATCCTATATTGAGTCCTCACAATTTGACATTGACGACGGCCACAACTTTGGATTTATCTGGCGGGTCTTGCCTGACGTGACTTTCAGGAATTCTTCAGCGGCCGTTACTCCGCAAGTTACGTTGACTTTGACACCGTTCCAGAACTCCGGTACAGGCGCTAATGTTCCAGCTTCTACTGCGGGCACCAGCACTTCTACAGTAGCACGTACATCTGTTGCACCGGTTGATGAGTTTACTGGGCAGGTCTACATGCGTGTACGTGGCCGCCAAATTACGTTTCGTATTGAGTCCAACAATCTTGGAACCCAGTGGCAGCTTGGTGCCCCTCGTATTGACATCAAGCCAGATGGCAGACGAGGTAACACATGACGTTCATTGTTACCACTGAGAACCCACTCAACGAAGTTGCTGCGCCAAGCTTGCCGCTGGCCACGACGCTTTACAGTCAGCAGTATCAAGACCAGCTTAACAACGTTTTGCGTTTGTATTTCAACCGCTTAGATTCGCTTTTTAGGCAGCTTGAAACAGGCTCTGGTTCTATTGACGGGTCTGGTCTCCGTCTGCCATACGGCGCATTTTCTAGCGATCAGGATCAGATAACAACAGCAAACACAGCTACGTTGATGACGCTGAACACTACGGATTTTGCCAATAGTGTGTCGATCAGTTCTTCTCAGATTACGGTAGCTACTCCGGGCATTTACAACTTGCAGTTCAGCGTACAGTTTGTAAACACAGACACAGCCTTCCAAGATGTCTACATCTGGCTACGTCAAAACGGCGTAGACATTACGGGGTCAACAGGTTTTGTATCTGTGCCAAACAGACACGCAGGAACAGATGGTCACGCAATTATTGGTTGGAACTATTTTTTAAGTATGGCTGCGAATGACTACGTTGAGATTTACTGGTCTGTGCCTACGATAGATGTAACTATCCAACACTTGGCTGCTTCCAGCTCTCCTACTAAACCGTCTACACAATCAGTTGTGGCTACAATGTCTTTTGTCTCAGCCTTACCGTAATACATTATGCTAATTCAAACTGAATCGGGTGAATACGATGATGGTACGATGGACGATGCCACGTTTAAAGACTACGCAGTCCAAAACCTTAGCAATCCTGACGCTATAGCAAACTTTGCTAAGCAGTACAACTACGGGTTAAAAGACATATCAGACGTTACAAAGTTTTTTGATACCGCTAAAATCACCCCTTGGTGGGCTACCCCCGCGCCTACCCCTGCTCCTACCGCAGTAACCCCGCCACCAAGTAGATACAACATCTCCTCGCCTACAGTAAACGCAACTGCGTTGACGGTTGAAGATTTGTATCGACAATATGCTGGTCGTGAAGCTGATCCCGGGGGCTTGGCTTTTTGGAAGCAAGGGTTTGGTGACACAATTGATGCTAATGAGGTTGAGTCTTTTAAGCAAGCTATTGCAAATGCGCGTACCGCAGGCACAGAACCGGCTGCCGCGACACCAACAGGCGGCATTACTAATGTTGCGGCTACACCAACACCACCACCGGGCGGCATTGCGGGCTTGTCAGACGCGGCTATTGATAAGATAGTTAAAGACGCGTACGCCAGAATTGGGCGTACCGGAATTGGTACAAATGCAAATCAAATTGATCAAGCGGGTTACAACAATTTTTTAAACGCGCTCAAGACTGGACAAATTACGCCAGAAAATTTTGACGAAACGTTTAGTCGCTCGGTCAGTCAGTACATGGCGGACAACCCAAACGACAAATACTCTCAGTATGTAAACAGTTATTACGGTCCGTACCTTTCGGCAAACAAAGACGTAGCCGCCGCTTATGTTAAAAACAACTTTGGTATGACGCCTGAGCAGTATGCGCAATACCACTACGATAACTATGGAGCCGATGAGGGGCGTGAGTCTCCCGGGCAGTTAAAGTTTAAGACTAGCGATACCTTTAAAAACGCGTTGGATTTAAAGAACGGTATGTTCTTATCCCCAGACGGGAGAGTCTTTTACGGTGACGGAAGAGAAGAACAAAACTGGAACGCAATAGACAAATCTACGATTGGAAACCCTAACGTAGTAAAGCTAACGAACCAGATTCTCGGGCAGAACTTGACCTCTAAATGGTCAGGCGAAGGTTGGGGTTCGGCGCAAGCAAACGCAGCATCCATGGCAAGTGCTATGGCCAAAGTTGGTATCACCGACATCAATGATTTTGGCAAAGTTGCAACGTATGCGCCTGTTGAGCTAGTAAATGGTATGTACGGAAGTTACGACGGCGAAGGCAACTTTAACGCTGTTGATACAGACACAGTAATAAGAGACAAGTCTGGCAACTTAGTGTCCGCCACAGGCTCAACGTGGGGCAACAAAAGAACAGGCCAAGCAATTGAGCGTAATTTTTCTGCCCAAGACGGCGCAGACATTTTTACTGGGACAACCGCGGGTTCTGGTAACACCGCTTTTCGAGCCCAGATAGGAGCAGATGGCAAGCCGTATTTCTACACCACGTATGCGTCATCAAACACGTTAAAGAAAATACTGACAGACCTGGGTCCACTTGGGCAGATTGGTCTTGCGCTTGCTACCGGTGGTTTGTCTCTTCCCCAGCAAATTGCCGCAAACTTTGCGTTAAAGATAGCAAGCGGCGACGACATGAAGTCCGCTATCGCAGGCGCTGCTGCATCCTACGCTGGGTCGCTTATTCCCGGCTCGGACTTTATGAAAGATGCTACAAAGTATCTGGACGGCATTGATGCAACCGGTTTATTGTCTAAGTCACTTACGGGCGCGGCCGTCAACACAGTTCGTGGGGCTCTTACCGGGCAAGATTTAGTTAAATCAGCTTTGGATGGCGCAAGAAGCGGTGGTATCACCGGCGCAACTGATTCAATTACAAATTCTTTTGGTACTGACTTTACAAGTCTCCCCGCGTCGGTGCAGAAAGGTATTAAGAACACCTTAAGCGGCGCAATGAATGGTAAAACGTTAGATCAAACGTTTATGAATACCGTAATTGGTATTGCAAGCGACGAGATTAACAACGCAAGAAAAGCTGCAACGCCAACTACGCCTACAGCCGCTACGCCAACTACGCCTACAGCCGCTACGCCAACTACGCCTACAACAGTTAAAGTTGATAACGCAGTTGCTACAGTTCTTAGCCCCACGCCAACAACTAATACGTACGATGGAATTGATGACTTAGTAACGGATGTGCTGAGGACTAAGGACGTTACCCCAACAATAACAACGCCTACGACCACGGTAAAGATTGACAACGATATAACCCAAATTCTGGAAGAATCTGGCCTGACCCCATCAACACCCACCCCAACCGTAACGCCAATTACGGACCCAGAGTGGGGTGACTTAGATGGTTCTATTGCTCGTAACAATGCGGACAACCAGCTACGTGCAACAATTCAAAACACTAAGAAATTTAACGACGCGTATGCGTTAGCCCGCAAAGAACTCGGTGCAAATAAAACGTTTGACTGGTTTAATCCTGCAACAGGTAAAGTAGAGAAGTTTAGTACCGCAACTTCTACTGAGCGCCCAGACTTAAGCGGCTCGTCAATTGACAAGTTAAACGCTACAAATCTTGCAACCGTTACGGATGCGTCAAGAACAGTTGCGCAACAAAACGACACGGCAGCACGAGTTGCCTCATGGGATAAAGTAACTGGTATAGATAACCAATCTCCCGCGGAAACAGCGCGTCTGGTAGGTTTAAACAGGGACCTTGTTACTGCTAACGCACCTAACGAAAACTATGCGGAGACCCAGCGGTTGATGGAAGCTGGTGATCGTACGGGCTCCAATCTTAGCGCTGTAGGAAAGCAAATACTGGGTACGGCCGCTCGGGGCGCAGGAAACTTCATTACCAACGCTGGTAATACTTACGCACAATTAACAGGTGACTTTGACTACAACAACGTTGCTACAAAAATTGGGCAAGAGATTGAAGCGTATGCTAAATCCAAAGATGCCTACGGCTTGGATGTTCAAAAGAACAGAGTTATGCAGGCTGTGGATCAAGCCGATAAAGCAGACTTTTGGGATAAAGGCGCAATCATTGGCAAAGCAATCAAAAATAACGGGTTTGGGTTTTTTGATATTGCAGGGTCTGAGGCTGTAGAAGAATTACCAGAATCACTAATTCAAATTGGCGCTGCAATTATGACGGGCGGCGGCTCGCTTAGTTTACAAAGCGCTCGGTTTATCCAAGGTACCGCCAGTCTTGTAGGCTCGTTCATGGAGGTGTTTGGCTCCTCAGGTAAAGAGATATATCAAAAATCTCAAGCCCGAGGCGATAGCAAACAAGTTTCGCAAGACAAGTCTTATATTGGGGCTACCTTAAACGCCCTTGCTGAGATGGGTCCTGATTTTATTGCGGACAAAGCACTTGTTGCGCCGCTAATGAAAAACTTTGTAGACAAAACGTTGGCTAGTACCGCGTCAGGGTACGTAACTAGCGCAACGGCCGGTACACTCTCTAACTTTGTTGCCGGTGCCACGCAAAACTACATTACCGCTTATACAGTAGACCCTAAAACAGCTAGCTGGGATAAAGCTATTGCTAATGGTTTCTTTGAAGCCTACATTGGCGGCGCGGTACAAACCGCTATGTCAACGCCTGGCGCGGTTGTAGACTCCGCCGCAATTATTGGTAGGGATTACTCGGGCAAGCCGGTTACGCTTGCGCAGGTTCAATCAGGTGCAAGCAACATTGACTTGTCGACTGTTAAACCTGAAACAGTAATTGCAAAAACGCCAGAAGGTCAAAACTTAACCGTTGGCTCTTCTATGCTGTATGGAGACAGCATAGGTATTGGCACAGACGTTACTGGTGATTTCTTACCAGCTAATTTGACATCCGGTAACGTTGTGGTTGCCACAGATATAGCTGGTAGAAAAGTTACGCTTGACGAAGCTTTGTCCGGTAACTCAAACAGCCCATACACCGCTAACTTAAACAAATACATTGACAGCGTATTGGGCCCCGACAAAGTAGACCCTATCCTTGGTAACGGTGATCTCTTTACAGCCCCAGCTACAAGTACGCCTAAGGCTATCGTTACAACGCCGACGGTTACTACGCCAACAGCTACAACGCCTACTACGCCAACAGCTACAACGCCTACTACGCCGACAGCTACGACTCCAACGACTCCAACGACTCCAACGACTCCAACGACTCCGACGACTCCGACGACTCCGACGACTCCGACGACTGTAAATAAAAACCAGATAGTTAGCCAGAT